CAATAAGAATAGGTGTAGGCAGTTCTACTGAAACACTTAAAGTTCTTAATATTTTTGATACTAATAAGGTAATAAGAGTATTCCGAAACGTTGGTGTTGCACATACCTTTGGTTCTAATGTTGATATATTGAACAATAGATTTACAATTCCAGTAAAAACAGATAAATTTGTTTCTAAAGTAAATGATATTGTTTATTTCAATGGAGTTCAATCTGTTGGTGTAGGAACTGATAATGTTGGTTACACAACCAATTACTACATTGGTGAGACAGTAACACAAACTTCTATACCAGAAAGAGCGATTTATTTACCTAATCATCCATTTGTTACAGGTCAAGAAGTAACTCTTGCTAGACCTAATGTATCTAATGCAGAATTTGATGTATCACCTAATGATAGTTCAGTTGGATCATTTGAATTACCATTTACAGGACAAACATCTACAGATGTTTTTGTAATTAAGAAGGATGAGAATTATATTGGTTTAGTTACAACAAGAGCAGGAGTTGCTAATACTAGTGATGGTTTATATTTCTTAGGCAATGGTATTTCAGGCATTGGTTCTGGATTGTATAATCTTACATCAAAACATGTTCAAGTTCTTGGTGATATTGATAAAGTTACAAGTACAATTACCACTAAAATAGGTGCTGCAGAAACAACAACACACAATTTACAAAACGGTGATGTAGTATCAATGAATGTGGTTCCTAACCTTTCTGTTGGTATTGGAACAACGACACCAATTTCTGTTAGATACAATTCAGAATTTGAAAAATTAGTTATAAATCCTATCACTTTTGCAAGTTCAGATGTAGAGGCAAATAGATTAGACTTACAAGATCATGGATTCAATACTGGAGATAAGGTTTTATATGATGGTTCTGCAACAGGATTATCAACAGGAACATATTTTGTTTATAAAATTAGTGACAGATATTTCCAATTAGGACAGACACTTAGAGATGTAACAGTAAGTCCTATAAACATAGTATCAATTACAGCAAATTCTGGTGGTGCAAATCAATCAATAGCACCTATAAATCCTAGAATATCAGTTGTCAAAAATCAAAAATTAACATTTGGTTTATCAAGCACTACTTTAGCTGATTTTGATTTTAAATTATTTTACGATCAAGGATTAACAAATGAATATTTAAGTTCACAAGATACAACTGACTTTAATGTTGTTGGAGTTGGAACTATTGGAATAGGAACTTCACCAGATAGACCAATAGTAGGTGCTGCTTTAACAGTTCAATATTCTGTATCTTCACCTGATAGATTATATTATGGATTATCAAAAGGTGGATATATTAGCACTGCTGATACTGAAGTTCCAAATTATGGAGAAATATTATTTGTTGATAGCATATACAACGGAGAATATAATATATCTGGAGTTACATCCGAAACATTTAACATTTCACCAAAAGTTCCAGAGTTCTTAAGATATTCTGAAATTGATTGTGAAAAATTAGAATATTCAACCAAATCAAGTAATGTTGTAGGTTCGATAAAAGAATTTAGAATTTTATCATCTGGATATAACTACAAAAAATTACCACAATTTAATAGTATATCAAGTATTAATGGAACAGGAGCTAATATAAAGAGTTCATCAGATACAATAGGAAAGATTAAAAAGGTAAGAATTGTTGATGTTGGGTATGAATATTCTGCAGATAAAACTTTAAGTCCAGAGGCATTCATTGCTCCTGTTGCAAACATTGATAATTTAGATACTGTCACTGATGTTGAAATTATTAGTGGTGGTAGTAATTATTCAAGTGCACCTAATTTAATAGTTTTCAATCCAGTTTCAAATATTGTTGTTGATACTTCATCATTACAAGCAATTGCACCTAATCAAACTGTATCCAGTGTTAATTTGATCGCACCAATTAATGGATTAGACTCTGTTAACCATAAAGTTGTTGCTGTAAATAATTCTAATGGTGTTGGAATAAATTCTGTAACCTTATCAGAATATCCAAATGCTGGAGTAGTAACTTGCTTCCTTGAAACTCCCACAAATGGGTTTGTGAGCGAACCATTTGCTATTGGAGACAAAGTGTTTGTTGAAGGTTTATTACGTGTTGGAGAGGCAGGAATAGGTGCTACACAGGGCGGTATTACAACTAATACTACAGTCACTGGTGATGGATTTAATTCTGAAAATTATAATTACCAATTCTTCGATGTTCAAAATTATATTGCTGGTACACCATCACAGTTAGTATTCAGTTTAGCTGGTGTAACTACAAATCCAGGTATTGCAAAAACATTCCAATCTGGTTATGCAACTTTAATAAACAAAAATAATTATCCAGATATAAAACCAGTTCAAAGTAGAGGTGTATTTGAACTTAATGAAAAATTAAATGTAGGAACTGAAAAAACTGACCTTATAGTAGTTGAGATAAGAGATGATTATATAAAAATTGATGGTTTGTTTGATGTTAAAAAGGGTGATAGGGTAACAGGAACTATAAGTGGTGTTTCTGCTGAGATACTTTCATTGAATAAAAATAAAGCAAAATTCAAAATTGATTTCTCAAGTAGACAAGAATATGGTTGGTTAGATGATACAGGAAAATTAAGTGAAGATTATCAAGTTATTCCAGATAATGATTATTATCAGAACTTATCTTATTCAGTTAAGAGTACTATAGAATGGGATAAATTTGTAAATCCTGTAAATCGTTTACTTCATCCAGCTGGATTAAAAAACTTTGCTGATACCTCAATAGAAAATAATGTAAAAGTTGGTGTTGGAACAACTACTAGTTCTCTATCAACAATTATACTTGATGTTGTAAATGAAAATAATAGAGTTGATGCAATAAACAATTTTGATTTTGTTAAAGATTATGATACTTTAAGCAATAAATCTAAAAATTTACAATTTACAAATAAAATTTTAACTGATTTTTCAAGATGTATTAGTAACAGAGTTTTATTACATGATGATATAAGTTCTGAATTTTCTAGTGTTGGATTCTCTGCGAATAATAGCGTAGTTGAAGCATTGGATGCTGATTTTGGAAATTATTTAATTCAAATAGTTGACCCTGATACATTTGATACTCAATTTAGTGAAGTTGTTGTTTTAACTGATGAAGACGATGTTATATTATTTGACAAATCAAATGATTTTACAACATCTAAGTTAGGTGATCTTAAAACAGAGATAACATCTACTGGAACTAAAAATTTATTATTTGAGCCAGTAGATAAGTTTACAAAAGATCATGATATAAAAGTATTAAAAATAGACTTTAATACAGATTTAGTTGGGATTAATACTAATACTGTTGGTAATACAAAACTTACAGGTTCAAATATTAATGTTTCTGCTGGAACAACAGTATCAATCGCAGAATTTTCTAAGACTGATTTCAATGCATTATATGCAAACATTTATGTTGAAGATACTGCAACCAAAGATGTTAATTACAATGAAGTAATAGTTGATTTTGATGGAACTGATACATCAATTTCTCAAATTTATGTTGATAAGAAATTGTCAAGTAGTCAAAGTGCTGTTGGAATAATTACAGCAAAATTTGAAAATGATTTAATTAAATTACAAATTAATGATAATACTGGAAATGGACTAGAAGCAAGAACAAATATAGTTGGATTAGGAACAACCACTGCTGGTATAGGCACATATCGTTTTGCTGTATCAGATCAACCTGCAGGTGCAGAAAGAAGTGCAAGATTACAATCTGGATATGCTACAGGAACTGCAAGTACAATTACATATGCAACTATAAACAAAGATATTGATAGTTCAGTTAAATCACTTGTAAGAGTATCATGTGGTGAAACATCTGCTGTACATCAAATTATTGCAATTCGTGATGCAGATGATATTTTAACAGTTCAATATCCATTTGTATCAATGGGTTCAACAACTGGTATTGGAACATTTGGTGGTGAAATAACTGGTAATGATATAAATTTACGTTTTTATCCTGATGCTGAATTTACATCTTTAATAGAAGTTCAATCATATAATCAAATTTTCTATACAGCAAATGATTTTGATAATACTCCACCAAAATTATCATACGGAACTGTATCCCAAGAATTATTCTTATCAACATATGATGGATTAGAAGGAAGAAGAGCAAATAAAACTAAATTTGATCTAAAATTTGACGGTACACCAATCTACTCTAAGACATTCAATCCAAATTCTGGAATTCTTAGCACTTCAACTGGAATATTCACAATACCAAATCATTTCTTTAATACTAACGAAGAATTGACATATGCAACTGGGTCATCATTTATAGGTGTTGCAGCAACTGCATTATCAATAGGTTCAACTGCCAATACTGCAGGTGTGGTAACTACTATTCTTCCAACAACAGTTTTTGCAAAAGTAATTGATGAAAATAAATTCCAATTATTCTCAAGACCTGAATATGTATCTTCAGGTGTTGCAATAACATTTACGGGAATAGGCACAGGTAATGCTCATAAGTTGAGTATGAACAAACAACTTACTAAAACTATTATTGGTTTGGATGGTGTTGTTCAGCAACCAATCTCTTTTACATCAATCGCACATACACTAGATGCAAGCATAACTGCAACAACTACTCAATTTGTTTTAAGTGGAATAGGTTCTATTCAACCAAGTGATATTTTAAAGGTTAATGATGAATATATGAAGATCACACAAGTTGGTCTTTCTAGTTTAGCAACAGGTACAATCAATGATGCAGTAGATGTTGCTGCTGGTATCGCAACTCTTCCCGTAGTAAAAGTGGAAAGGGGAGTTCTTGGTGTTGGTGCTACATCCCATGCTGCAAATGATAATGCTAGAGTTCATAGAGGCTCATTTAATATTGTTGAAAGTTCTGTTTACTTCATAGAACCTCCAAAAGGAAATACTAGATCAAGAAGAACAGAAACTAATTTACCATTCGTAAAGGCAGACTTTAGCGGAAGAACATTCCTAAGAAGTGATTATACTACAAATATGCTGTTTGATGATATATCAGATGACTTTACTGGTATAGGTAAAACATATAGTTTAACTGTTGGCGGAGCAAATACATCATCAGGAATAGGCGTAGGCAATGGCGTTCTGTTCATTAATGGAATATTCCAAACACCACTAACAACAAATAATGATGGACATAATTATGAATTTATTTCAGATACAACTGCAGGATTATCAACTGTACAATTTACAGGAATAACTTCTGAGAATGGACAGTTCATTGTATCAGAATCAGATATTAATCAAAATCAAGTTCCAAGAGGTGGTTTAATTGTATCATTAGGATCTACACCTGGTCTCGGATATGCTCCTTTACAAGGTGCAAAGGCATCATTGTTCAAGAACTCTGCTGGTGCTATCACTAGTGTTGTTGGTATTGCAACAACGTCAGGTGTTAATTATGGTATAAGCACTGCTGCATACGATAATATTACAGGTATTATTACTGTCACAACAGATAAAGTTCACGGGTTCTCATTAGGAAGACCAAACACTGTTCAATTAAAAGGACTAGAGTTTGTATGTCCGAAGACTGTCGTTGGACAACCTACTAATGCTACTTACGATGGTGTAACTGGTATCTCTACAATTACAATTGCAAATCATGGGTTAGTAAACGGTGATGCAGTTATTCTAGAAACAGGTTCAATATGCTTTACTTGTACAAAAGATAGTAATAATTCAACTCATTGTTATCCTCGTGCAACAGACCCTGCAGCAAATCAATATTTGACAGTAAGTAATGTAACTACAAATACATTCCGAGTTAATGTTGGTGCATCTAATCCAGGTGATGTTTATGCCCACACCTTTGTTTCAGCAACTGCTACTGCGGTCAAGACAATTGGTGGTGGTGGATATGTTGGAGTTACAACTACAATCTTCCAAGATCATGACAGACCTCTGTTCCTTGTAGGAATAGTTTCTGAGAGAACATTTGAAGTTCAAGCAGGAGCAAGTACAATTCCTCATACCTATCAAGGTGGTGGACATGCATTTGAATATTTTGCAGATAATACATTTGGTTCAGGATATAGAGGTGGCACTGTTTCAATTGGTGTAACTGACCAAGCATATGTTCATAGATTTGTAAGTGCTGGTATTGGTTCTATCAGAAAGACTACTTTCAATGGAACTCAATATACTGCTACAAATGCAGATTATGAGTCACATAGTGGACTTCTTAAATTAACAATTCCTGGTCATAACCTAACAACAAGTGATACTGTTGGTATTGATACTGGTGGATTAGTGTTCAAGTGCTCTAAGGATGGCTTCTTTGGTAATCATCCATATCCAAGATCACTTTCTATAACAGGTAATCCAAATGGAGATCCAATTGCAGGAATACAAACAGCGATTAGAACTACAACAACTAATACAGTTACAATCTTTGTTGGACAAGGTGGTGGAGGTGGAACAGGTGCAAATATAACTGCAACTGTCGGAGTTGGTGGAACTCTTGCATTTAATATTGTTTCTGCAGGTACAAGTTATGTAAATCCAAGACTAATCGTTCCTGAACCAACATATGAAAATCTACCTGTAGTAGGTGTTTCAAGATTAGGTATTGGAGCAACAACTGACACTGGTTCAAATCTGCTACTGAATGTAGAAGTCGGTGCATCTTCAACTACTGTTGGTATTGGTTCAACATTATTTGAAATTAATAAGTTTAGTATTACAAGACCTGGTCATTCATTCAAAGTTGGTGATAAATTTAAACCAGTTGGATTAATAACTGCATCACATTTAACATCACCAATTCAGGAATTTGAATTAGAGGTGCTTGAAATATTCAGAGATAAATTCTCTGCATGGCAATTTGGTGAAATAGACTTTATTGATAGTATTGCAAATCTTCAAGATGGAGAGAGAACAAGATTCCCATTATTCTTTAATGGTCAAATATTAAGTTTTGAAAAAGACGTATCAAGTGGCACTTCACTTTTAATTGATTTAGATGCAGTATTACTCATATTCATTAATGGAGTATTACAAAAACCAAAAGAATCATATCAATTTGAAGGAGGTTCAACATTCTTATTCAATGAACCACCAGATTCAGGAGACAAAGTTGATATATTCTTCTATAAAGGTCAAGATGGAGTTGACGTTATTATTAAAGATATTCAAGAATCAGTTAAAGTTGGTGACGAGTTCAGAGTTCTTAAAAACGATGTTACTGGTATAACAACATCTCAAGAAAGTGACAGGGTTGTCAAACAGATATTAGGTGCTGACTTAGTTGAGACTGATATTTACACTGGATTGGGAATAGATGATACAAATGAAAAACCAGTCAGATGGGAAAAGCAAAAAGTAGATGTAATTCTAAATGGTGAAATAATTGATAAAACAAGATCATCTATCGAACCTCAAATATACCCAACTGCGAATATTATTGGTGATTTATCAATAACTAGTGGTCAAGGAACTGGTGTAAATGATGGTATATTTGTAGATGATGCAACTGCATTCCTTTATGAAAAGGAGAGATATAGTCAATCTGGTGACGGAAAAGTTGATGCTCTAATTTCATCTGGTGCTATAAATGTTGGTGCTGCTGTTACAGCAACTGTATCTGCTGCTGGAACTATAAGTGCAATCACAATTACAAGTGCAGGTTCGGGATATTCTGGAAACGTAGATATTAAATTTACATCACCAGTAGGAGTTGGAACAACTGCTGCTGCAACTGCAACTGTCACAAATGGTGCTGTTACTTCTACAACAATTACAAATATTGGACTTGGATATACATTCACAAATCCACCACTAACAATCATTGAGTTACCTGCTTTCCAGACTGAAAAAATTAATACGATTGAAAATGTAGAAGGATATACTGGTATCATTACTGGTATCACACAAACCACTAGATCTGGTGGAGGTCCTGCACTTAAGTTCTTCTTTAATGCAGTTACTCAAAATTCAAATGGTGTATTAGCAAATGTAGATGCAGATAAATTAAAAGTTGGATATCCAATCTTAGTTACAGGTACAAAAGTAGGAAATGGATTAACATCAATAAATGGTGTCAACGCATCAGTTGTTGGTATAGGAACAACTTTTGTAGATAATGTTTATATTGTAAAAACTATCACTGAAAATGGTTCAATAGGTGAAATAGTTTGTGATGTTCATACAAATAGTACATCATCTATATCTGGTATAAACACAGTTGGTTTCCACTCAACTGGACAATCAGGTATGACAACTTCTCTTGGTTCAATAAACTGGGGTAGATTATATGGTGGCAGTTTAGTTCGTTCAACAAATCCAATATCTATTGGAGTAACTGGATTAACTGTTGATGCAGGTCTATCTACTTTCCCAACAATTCAACGTAAAAATTACGTTAATACTTCTGTAAGAGGTTTGAGATCAACTGGGTCGATAAGAGTATTTGGACTTTGATTATGGAACCCCTTATAAATAAAAAGAAAAGTTAAGATTCGATGCCAGCAATAGTTACTGATCAGTTTAGAATCCTGAACGCAAATAATTTTGTAGAATCAGTAGAAAATACAAATAATTCTTACTATGTTTTTATAGGACTATCTAATCCTACAGGAGCACCAACTCTTGCTGGATATGGTAGAACATCAGATTGGAATACAAGCGATAAAACACCTGCCCCTACTGATAGTTTTTCTTACCGTGCTCATTCTGGTGATACCATGATGTTTGGAAAGAAGATATCATCTGCGAACATTAGAAGAATTATAAGAAGAGTAGATTGGACTTCAGGCTCAAGGTATGAAATTTATAGAGATGATTATAGTGCTTCTAACCAAAGTCCTCTGACTAAAGCAAATAGATTGTATGATGCAAACTATTATGTCTTGAATTCAGATTTCAAAGTGTATGTTTGTATTGATAATGGTTCTACAGGAGATAATCTTTTAGGAAATATATCTCAAGATGAACCAACTTTCACAGACTTAGAACCTTCAAAAGCAGGTAATAGTGGTGATGGGTATGTTTGGAAATACTTATTTACTGTTTCTCCTAGTGATATAATCAAATTTGATTCTACAGAATATATTACTGTACCTAATAATTGGTCAACTAGCACAGACTCACAAATTAGATTAGTTAGAGAGAATGGTAATTCAGATACAAACTTAAATCAACTTAAGCATGTGTATATTGAAAATGCAGGAACTGGATATGCAAATGGTTTAGGTCAAGAAGTTGATATTTTAGGCGATGGAAGTGGTGCTAAAGCAAGAGTTGATGTTGTTAACGGTAAAATAACTGATGTTACGGTTAGTGCTGGTGGAAAAGGATATACTTACGGTATAGTCGATTTAGGCACTTTAAATAGTAATGTAAGTGCAACTGGTAGAGCTAAACTCATACCAATCATTCCGCCTGGGTTAGGACATGGTTCAGACGTATATTCTGAATTAGGTACTGATAAAGTTATAATTTATGCACGATTTGATGATTCTACAAAGGATTTTCCAATCGATACTAAATTTGCACAGGTTGGAGTTGTAAAAAATCCAACTAAAGTAGGTACAAGTATCGTTTATACTGATACCACTTATTCATCATTACAAGCATTTAAATTTTCTACTGTGAGTGGAACTCCTCAAGTAGGAGAGGAAATAAGTCAAGTTCTTACTATTTCACCTAATGCTGGTAAAGTAGCAACTGGTTTTATTGCTTCATATGATAAAGAAACAAAAGTAATGAAATACTTTAGAGACCGTTCATTACATTTCAATAAAACATCGTATGATCATACAGATTATACAGGTATTTCTACTACAGGTAGAATTTATCAATTTGAGTCATCAAATACAGCAAATGATATTGAAGGAAAAACTTCTAGTTTTTCAGGTTCTATATCAGTCAATTTTTCAGGTATTACTACAAACCCAACTGGAAACAAATTAATTAATTTGGGAACCAATTTCAATGCAGGGTTATCTGAATCTGAGATAAATAAAGGGTCGGGAGAAATTGTCTACTTAGACAATAGACCTGAAATCGTAAGAAATTCTCGTCAAAAAGAAGACATTAAAATCATACTCGAATTCTAACAATGCCACAAAAGACAAACTTAAATATAAATCCTTATTATGATGATTTTGATAAGGCGAAAAATTTCTACAAGGTTTTATTTCGACCAGGTCATCCAGTTCAAGCAAGAGAACTAACTGGATTACAGTCTATTTTACAAAATCAAGTTGAATCTTTTGGTAAGCATATATTCAAAGAAGGTTCGATGGTCATTCCAGGTGGTGTGGAATATGATGCATCTTATTTTTCTGTAAAAGTAAATGCTGCACATCTTGGAATTGATGTATCTGTTTATTTGAGTGAAATTATATCTAATAATAATGGTAAAGGAACAAGAGTAAGAGGTCAAAATTCTGGTATTGTTGGAACTATAAAGAATTTTATATTACCTCCAACAGAGGGTGTTGATGAAATTACAGTATTTGTTAAGTACAATCAATCAGGAACAGATGGTGAAAGTCTTGCTTTCCCAAATGGAGAAGTTTTAATACTTGAAGAAAATTTAACTTATGGTAATACTACTTTAAACATTAATGATACTATTTTAACTTTAGTTTCAGAAGATGCATCAGCAACTGGTTCTGCTTTTGGTGTAAGTAAAGGTGTGTACTTCATGAGAGGAGTGTTTGTAGATGTACCTACATCACTCGTAATACTTGAACCTTACAGTGATACTCCATCATATAGAGTTGGATTTGAAGTTCTAGAAGAAGTAATTAGTGCTACTGATGATGATACACTATATGATAATGCAAAAGGGTTTACTAATTTTGCTGCTCCAGGTGCTGATAGATTTAAAATATCAGTTAAGTTAGCAAAAAAATCATTACAAGACTTTAATGATACTAACTTTGTTGAATTATTCAGAGTTAAGAATGGAGAAACTAAAAAATTACAGAATAAGTCAGTATATTCAGAGATTAAAAAATATTTTGCAAAGAGAACATTTGATGAATCTGGTAACTATGCAGTCGAACCATTCCGTGTCAATACTCAAAATTCATTAAATGATGAAGTAAGTTCAAGAGGTTTATATACATCTAATCAATTAACAGATCAAGGAAATACACCATCAAAAGATTTAATGTGTGTAAAACTTTCACCAGGAAAGGCATATGTTAGAGGTTTTGATGTTTATCTACCAGGAACAACTGTTCTTGATGTTGAAAAACCAAGAGATGTTAAATCAGTAGGAGCATCATCTATCCCATTTAAAATGGGTAGTAACCTTAAAGTCAATAACGTATTCGGATCACCTTATATTAGTCTTGGTGGAACAAATAATAATACCATAGATTTATACAATCAAAGAGGATTAACTGGTGGTGCTGCTACTGGTAGAGGAATAAAAATAGGACAAGCAAGGGTTTATTCTTATGGTGCATCAGATGCTCCATATACAGGCGGTTCAACACAATTTGATTTACATTTATATGATGTTCAGACATATACGATTTTAAAATTAACTGCAACTGGTCAAACAGCAGCAGGTTCTAGAATTAGAGGATTGAATAGTGGAGCTATTGGATTTGTAGCAGACACAACTAATAATACTAACGAAATTTCATTAACAGAGACAACAGGTACTTTTATTGATGGAGAGCAACTTATTGTAAATGAAAAGTCATCAAATATTCCAATTTCAATTTTATCAATTAACAATTATACAACTGATGATATCAAATCTGTTCAACAATCAAAAGTAGTTACTACATTATCATCTAATTTTAGTGCAGATACTGTTTTATATGATCGTATATTACCAAACTTTTCAATAACTGATAGTTTATCTGTTGTTGGTGGTACAGGTAGTAATACAGCAACTGTTGCCAATCGTAGATTTAGTGGAAAAGTTGGTATTAAAACAGATGCAATTATTGCATATAGTAAAGGCATTACTGCTGACCCAGTTTATAACCGTGTAAGTAATATATCTGCTAATGGTCAGACTTTAACTTTAGTTGCAGTTGGTCAAAGTATCACTGATGTTAATAATGGTGGTATTCTAGCAGCAGGTATTTCAACAAATTCTACTTTCAGAATTAAAGTTCCTAGAATTACAACTATAAATGATTCAGGACTATATTCAAGATTACCTAAGAAAAATGTATCAATAATTAATACATCTAATTCTAATTTAATTATTTCCAAGCAACTATTAAACCAAGCAATTTCTAGCAGTTCAATTACAGTATCATCTCAAGTTGGATTAGCAGCAACAGTTGGTATTACGAGTGCTTTCTTTGAACCATTTGATGCAGAAAAATATTCAATTCATTATACTGATGGTACAACTGAACCTCTAACATCAGATCAAGTAACAATAACAAACAATGGAAATGATATAGTTTTCAGCGGATTATCCAAGTCTAGTGGTAATGCAACTGTAAATGTAACTCTTAAAAAGATTGGAATTACAAGTAAAACAAAAGTATTTGCAAGAAGTCAACAATTAGAAATAACCAGAAGCACTGGAATATCAACTGAAAATAGTAATCTAACACAATCAAATGATTATGGATTAAGAGTTGAGGATGAAGATATATCTCTTAATGTACCAGATGTTGTTAATGTAATTGCAGTTTACGAATCTAAAAATACATCTACACCAGTATTAGATAAATTAACTTTTGTTAGTGGTTTAAACCTTAATACAAATGCAATTGTAGGTGAAAAAATAATTGGACAAGAAAGTCGTGCGGTGGGTCAAGTTGTAAGTCGTACTACAAATACAATAAGTTTTGTATATTTAAACGCAAATAAATTCACAGTTGGTGAGCAAGTAAAATTTGAAGAATCAGCGATACAATCTATCCTACAAGGTGTAACAACAGGTAATTTTGTAGATAGAACAAATAACTATACTTTAGATAAGGGTCATAAGCGTCAATACTGTGATTATTCCAAGATTGTTAGAAAAGGCAAATCAGCAATACCTTCTAAAAAATTATTAGTTGTTTTTGACAAATACGAAGTATCATCTGGTGTTACTGGTGATTTATTCTCTGTTAATTCATATACTTCTGAAAGATATACAAAAGATATTCCTGCTATCGGTCCTAATAGAGCAAGTGATATTCTAGACTTCAGACCTAGAGTAAGTGATTTTACTGTAGGAACTGGTTCTCCATTCTCTTTTGCTAATAGATCATTCACTTCAGAAACTTCATTCATAATCACTCCAAATGAAAGTTCACTTCTTGGATTTAGTTTTTATCTTCCTAGAATTGATAAACTTGTAATTAATCAATTTGAAGAAGTTAAGTTAATTAAAGGTGAATCTGCAGAAGAACCATCTCCACCAACTGAGTTTGGTGATTCAATGGAAATCGCACAAATAGATCTTCCTCCATATCTTTATGATACAGATGGTCAACCATCTATTAAACTAAAAGATAATCGCAGATTTACAATGAGAGATATTGGTGCTCTTGAAAAGAGGATCATTAATCTTGAAACTACTACAACATTAAATGCACTAGAATTAGATACAAAATCATTCCAAGTTAGAGATGCAGATGGTTTAGACAGATTTAAATCAGGATTTGCTGTTAATAATTTTAAAGATAGGAAATTTATCAATTTTGATTCAGAGGAAGGTTCAACATGTGATGTAGATGTATTCCATCGTGAATTAATAAGTGCAGTTGATTTCTGGTCAATGAGAGCAGAATTGGCACTTGATCCTGCAATTGATTTAGCAACTGCTGACCTTAATTCAAATCTAAAACTATTAGATGCTAATTGTAAAAAAACTGGTGATTTAATTACCCTTGATTACAGCGAAGTTGATTGGTTAGACCAACCACAAGCAACAGAAGTTGAAAATGTAAACCCATTTAACGTTATTGTATTTGCAGGGGTTGTATTCCTCGATCCACCATCTGATAATTGGGCAAGAACAATATATATCGATAATGTAAGAACTGAGTCAACAGGTAATACATGGGTTGAGTCCTCAAACATTGTATCTCGAACTTCAACAACAGAAACTGATGTAGAACATTTTGATGAAACAAATGGATTCCAAGATACTGGTTATTACGGTACATATAATACAATTACAACTACTACTAGAACGGAAAGGAATTTCACTAATACATTAGTAGGTGCTGCAAAGGAATACGATTACATTGAAGATGTTAAGGTTTCAGGAGAAGCAGATCCATATATGAGATCTAGAAATGTTCAATTCTATGCAAATGGTTTAAAACCTTTAACTAAGCATTATCATTATCTTGATAATGGAACACCTGACATTGTACCTAAACTTGTTGAAATCAGTATGTCTGCTGGTTCATTCATAATTTATGAAAACGCTAAAATATTGTTGAATGGGGAGCAAATAGGATATGTTAGAATTCAAAAACCAAATCACAAATTTGGAGACAGCACTCGTCCAGATGTTGCTGCTGGATTAGGTTCTCCTTCAGTAACAGTTGAAGAATATACTATTGATCCTTATGATCGTAGTAGACCATCACCATCTGCCACTTATTCAGCAACTTCTCAACTTTTAAATATTGATGTTACTGCATTAGGTACTTTAGAAGAGTATTTTGGATATGCTGTAAAAGGTGCACAAATAGTTGGAGAAACTAGTGGAGCAGTTGCTTCAGTAACAAGTATTGATTTATTCTCAGATAATTGGGGAGATTTAATTGGTGCATTCTTCTTTAGAAATGCAAATGCAACACCTGAACCTCCTGTTGTCTTCAGGTCGGGTACAAAGACCTTCAGAGTGACTGCAGCAGCAGAAGGTGTAATTCCAGTACAAGGTTCAACTGCACTAGCCAGTGACGCTTCTGGAACGTTTACAGGAACAGGAACAATAATTACGCAAGAAAACTTTAATGTTGCTGTTAGAAATCCACCCGCACCAGCACAGAGAGCGAATGAAGTAACTGTAAGTGTTAATACTACTAATAGAACTGATAGAGAATTCTTCTATGCTGGACACAGAGATCCATTGGCACAATCATTTACTGTAGATGAAACTGGTGCATTCCTTACATCATTTGATGTGTACTTTGCATCTAAAGATCCACAAGCAAAATTATTTGTGGAACTAAGACATGTTGAGTTAGGAACACCAACTAATTTACTTGTTCAGGATTATACACAACTTGCTTTAAATCCAAGTCAGATTAATGTGTCTGATGATGCTTCAGTTGCTACAACTATACAATTCTCATCACCAGTTTATCTTGAACCTAAGAAAGAATATGCAATTGTATTCTTATCACCAGCATCTGATAAGTATGAGATGTGGGTTGCAACTATGGGTCAGAAGACTGTTAAGACAACCAATCTTCCTGATGTAGAAAACGTTGTTGTTTCTAAACAGTATATTGGTGGTAGTTTATTCAAATCACAAAATGGTACAATTTGGACAGCAAGTCAATATCAAGATTTAACATTTAAATTACGTAAAGCATCATTTGTTCCATCTGGAACCGCTACATTCTATAATTCACCAATTGTACCTGGTAATTTAAATACACAAATAATTTCAGATAATGCACTTCGTTCATTACCTCGAAAACTTGCAGTAACAATTGATGGATCTGGAACAAGAACTAATGCTGTATTCCCAATCGGAAGGAAGATTAGTACTGGTGCAGCAGCAGCATCTGATGATAATAGTATTACTGGTGTAATTGAAGGTCAAGGTGCACCAATTGCAACTAATACATCATTTGATATTGTTACAGGTGGAGTAGGTTATGCATTTTCAAATGCTAACAACATACCATTAGTATCATTAACAGGTACTGGTTCTGGAGCACAGTGTTCAGTAAGTTTAACTAACGGAGTTGTTACAGGTATATCTAACTTAACTTTAGGAACAGGATATCAAGTTGGTGAAGTATTAACAATTGATAATTCAAACGCTCTTGTTCTAAGTGGATCTGGATTTAAAATATCAGTTAGTGCTATCAATACAACTTTTGATACTTTATTTGTAACAGATGTTCAAGGTGAGAAGTTTACTAATAATGATACTCTTGTTCATTATGGTGCTGGTAATAATACTAGAACTGTTGCTACTAACGTATTAGTTAATGTTGACTCTACTCAAAATGGAACATTATATTCTGGAAATAAATTTGAAGTAACTCAATATAACCATGCACATCATTCTGGTGTCAATAAAGTAAGTGTTACAAACGTCAAACCAGATACAACAATTACTCAAACCACTCAAGCAATAACAGCAGACGCAACAGTTGTTTCTATTGCCGATACAACTCCATTCGCATCATTTAATGGCATTACCACACATAAAGGTGAAGCATTGATTGGAGAAGAGATTGTAAGTTACACATTAGGAACTGGTTCACTTACTTTAACAAGAGCACAATTTAATTCAAATGCATTTCCTCATCCTGAAGGATCTGATATACAAACTTATGAAGCAAGTGGTATTTCATTAGTAGGTATCAACACTACATTTACAGTTACTTCTGATCCTGTAGATATTGATAGTTACTATATTGAAGTGGATAGGACATCCTTTACTGATCCTGCAAGAGCAACAGGTGTACAGCAAATTTCATTTACAAATGAGAAAGCATTTGGTGGTTCTAAGATACAGATTTCACAAAATCATCAGTTCAGTTCATTGTCACCTCAATTCAACTGTATTACACCTGGTAGAACTACAAAAGTAAATACAACTGTAAGAACTGTTTCTGGAACAAGTTCTGGTGGTACTGAAGTATCATTCTTAGATCAAGGATTTGAACCAACAGTATTGAATGAAACAACATTCTTCCCAACACCAAGATTAGTGGCATCAAAAGTTAATGAAGATGTTAGATTAGAAAATTTACCTAAGAAAAAATCACTTACATTATCAGTTGATATGACTTCACAAGATCCTAATCTATCACCTGTTTTGGATACTAAGAATGCAACTTTTGTTTTAGGAAGAAATAAAATCAACAAACCAGTTGCTAACTATGCGACTGACAGTAGAACTAATCAAATAAAAAATGATCCTCATGGCACTGTATTTGTTTCATCTGTTGTAAATCTTTCTCAACCTGCAACTTCACTTAAGGTGTTGGTTGGTGCTAGTGTTCAACCTGATGCAGACTTCAGAGTATTCTATCGTCTATTCAGTGAAGATTCAAGTGAAGTTTCACAAACATACAGACCATTTCCTGGTTATGTAAATATGAAGGATACTAATGGTGATGGATTTGGTGATGAGATAATTGATCTGGGTCTTAATGATGGTAGAGCAGATGCTTTTGTTGCACCAAATAGATTAAATGAATTTTCAGAATATCAATTCTCAGTTGATAATTTAGAACAATTCAATGCATTTACGATTAAGATTGTGATGAGTTCAACAAATGAATCACAACCAATTAAACTTAAAGACTTCAGAGCAATCGCATTGGCATAATGAAAACATTTAAAGAATTTCAAGAAGGTTATATGGGTCCAGCGGTCAAACCAAAAGATTACGAACCTAAAGACACCATCATAAGAACTATGGATGTTAAAATGAAAAGTGCAGAAAAATTTAGAAAAGCAACTGGTTTTAA